GTTTCAATGTCAGATATTCAAGAATACGACAATTCCAACATTCCAAACGCAGCTCCAGGGCCTGGCCAGCCACGTTTGTTTAAAAGAATAGGTTTTTGGTCGCGATTGATAGGTAATTTGTGGTTCAACAGACGTCATATGACTAATCGGATAATGGAACAGACTGTAATTCAGGACTCAGCCCTGTTTATAGCAGATCAATGTCCAATTGAAGATGAAATCGAGGATCTGACTGAGGTTGTTCAGAGATATTTCACTGTAGATAGTTTTCAGAGGTTTCTCCTAGAAGGCGGCGAAGCAGTAAGTGGTCGTGTCATTGAGTACAATGGCGCACCCATGTTAGACGCTCAAATTCGAGTGCCTGTGACTAATGCGCGAGGAGCGATTAGACAGTTCAAGAAAAGGAGGAAAAGGTCCTACGAGGCGAAACTCATTATGATGCTTCGTCTCAAGTTCCCCTTTTTACTGACACCTAGAACACATGTAAATTATTTAAGTGTACATAAGTACGCGTGCCAGTTGATGGAAGAACATAATCTTCGCATTACCGACCGTACGAGAATAATAGCGATGGTGGTTGAAAGGTTCTTCATTCCCACCAACCTAGATATCATGGCGAACGCTTACCGGAACACCAGTACAGCTAATGATTATCGCAACATGATACAGACCCATAGGTTCGTCGATTCGGCGTTCCAGATGTTCGTTGGCATTGGGCTTCGGCCTAATGTCGGCGCACCATCAAACCCTAATTAGGGGTGCCCAGTTTTGGCTAGCGCTTCTAACTGTGCTCTGGATCTGACTTATTTGTTGGAGGAGGAGTCAGCTAAGAAGTCTCTACGCTGGTCAAAATCGGGTGCCCCTTTAAAGCATCGACAATTCATCGTTTTTGAAGGTTTGGGAACTTCAGAGACTGTTGGTGCTTTTAACAACTCCATTGAAAACTGCTTGGCCGCGATCCTTGGGCGAGTATTGTTTAGGAAAGTAGATGGATGTTTTGTTCCCTATAGAGAAATGCTTCACGCTAGTGGTGCCTTCCTCTCTCTCATAGCCAATTTTGAAAATGACCTCGTGCCATTACTTCCTTCCGCCGCCCCGATTGCGCTGGATTCATTTCCAGGTCTGTATGTGGGCCGCAAGCGTAGGAATTATGAGCAGGCACTTGAGGAGTTTAATTCTGTCGGTTTTCGAAAATCACAGTCCCATATAAAGATGTTTTTGAAATATGAGAAAGATGTAAGGACTCTCAAACCCGAGCGTATCCCCAGAGTAATATCGCCAGCTGGGTTCGTCTATCTTCTACTCACAGGTTCTTATGTCAAAGAGGTTGAAGAAAAGATATACCATTCAATCAACGAAATGTTCGGTTATCCTGTAGTTGCGAAAGGAATCAATTATGATGACTTAGCTTCTATGGTCGTTACAAACTGGACAGAGTACATTGATCCCGCGAGCATCGATCTTGATGTCTCAAAGATGGACCAGTCTATTTCTAAGGAAATGTTGTCTTGGGTTCACTCCATCATAGGGCGCTGTTTTGTCGGCGTGGAAAGGTCCTTTATACTTGAGATGCTGAGTTATTCTTTAAATCCAATTGTTTCAGGTCGAGCTGATAATGGTTGGTTCAAGTATAGAGTTGAGGGTACCTTGACTTCTGGTCAGATGTTTACGTCTCTCACAGGAGTCTTGGTGATCTGTGGTATTCTTTATCAATTTTGTCGTAGCTATCGTCTCCGGTTGATTAACTGTGGTGATGATTGTTCCCTCTTTGGTGAGTTAGCTGATATTCGTCGTATTCCAAAGATGTTGGTTCCTTTGTTCAAAGCTGTCGGTATGACTATTGAACTTGGTCCCGTTAATCGCATATTAGAGAAGTTGGAGTTTTGTCAAATTCATGTCTTAAGAGACGTACACACATACCGCTCTGTGCGCAATCTATCAGCAATTTTGTCCAAGGACACTGTTTGTCTGGAAAAGATTGTTGTCCCTCACAAGCTCGCCGCCTGGGCCCGTTCTGTCGCGAAAGGTGGTTTGGCATGTTTCGGCGGAATTCCCATCATACAGAACTTATATTCTTGTCTTCTCCGGTCCCATGATGCCTATCTCAAAACTGCAAAGTTGTCCAAAAGACAAGGCAAAAGGATGCGTCAATATGAACATCAGAGATATTTGGATTATACCACATGGGGTGCTCCTATGACTTATAGGAGTTCAGTGCCTAGTGACACCTTACGAATTTCTTTCGAACAGGCTTTTGGTGTCACTCCTGTGGATCAACTTGCTATGGAGGCTTATTACGACAATTTCCTCTTTCATTTTGAGAAACCCTGTGATCGAGATGTGCTGGAAACAGCCTTCTCGTTATTTATTTGAGAGAATGGGGTCGTGTCGGGTGATTGCCCAAAACGTTACTGCTATTTATTAGGAGTGTAAATATTTACGTGCTAACCAAAATGCCGAGAGACTGCACGGCGCTCCTTCCAAAGTTCCGACACGATGAACAGTCCCGTACCGTCATAGCGGGATCCCATAGTTATGACAAATAAGTCCAAAAAGAATGCCCAAAAGACCCCAGTACAGGTCAAAATTATTGAACGCCCTGCAAAACCTAAACCCGCGAAGAAACATGGTCCGGTCACAGTCCAACGTAATGTTGCTGAAAGTCTCGGTGACGCCGCTTCTGGCCTTGTGTCTGGTGGTGTCAAGCACCTTTCTAAGTGGCTTGGTTTCGGCGCCTATACCATCAACAACAATTCCATTATTGGAGCCGGTGGTACCATCCCCTCTATGCACTCCACTAAAGACTCAGTGATCGTTCGACACAGAGAATTTATTGGTAACGTCCTTTCTGCTGTACAATTTTCATCAGTCTCAGTTCCTATGAACCCAGGACTGCAATCATCATTTCCCTGGCTTTCCAAGACAGCTCAAAACTACCAAGAGTACAAAATTCTTGGCATGGTTGTTGAGTACCTTCCTCTCATTTCTGAAGTAGCAACTAATGAATTGAGTTTAGGACAGGTTGTTCTGGCTGCCCAATATAGAACAGACATGCCCACTTACCCCAGCGTTGCTGTGGCTATGGAGTCAGAATTTGCTGTCTCCACTAAACCTAATGCTTCGGCTTGTTTAGCGATAGAATGTGATCCTTCTCTATCACCTTACAAAGCTTGGTATGTCCGAACTAATCCCAGAAATCTTGGAAATGCTGATGTTAAAACTTTTGACTTTGTAGAAGTTAACGTATTATGCGAAGGCTTCCAAACAGCAGGTCAAACAGCCGGTCAGATCTGGGTCTCTTATGAGATCGAGCTTCTGCATCCCACCGCGTATCTTGACCCTCCCGTCACCCAGTATTATTTTCATGCTTTTAATAATTCTGGAATTACTAGTGCAAACCCTCTTGGTAACCCTGCCACCGTTGTCATCTCCAATTACATCAATCCTGTGGGTGAGAATATTCTGGGTGGAACTTTTGCTCAGAACTTCCTTCAGGATGGCTCCACTATCACTAACCCCGATACCGGTCGTATTGCTTGTTCACTTCCCCGTGGTCTCATTGGTACTTTCCAAGTGACTATTGTGAACACAGGCGCGGCTGGTAATGCCCAACTTGCTGGTTCTAGCTTCGGAATTAATAATGGCACAATTTATCAAAATTATCCGTCCTCTAATGCTGTAGTTGCCCCTACTACTGGCAGCACCACTACTGTTCACACTATGTTTCAAGCCTGGTTTGCTATTAATAACACTCAGGCTAGTACTGGTCCTTGTACTATCTATTGTATGGATACTACGACTGTGGTAGGTACGTCTAATTTGTCTGTCGACTTTTATATCGCTCAGATTTGTTCCGTCGCTTAACCTCTTTTGGAACATTCGTGTAAGTCCGGCCAAATGCCGACGGGGTGTGCCTCCCCACTTGACGATCATGAAGGCCATCGGCTATCGGCTATAAACGCCCCCGATGAAATAGAGTTATTAGGCTATAAACGCCGCTCACTAGATACAAAAAGAAAACAATCCATGGGGTTATCGACTATGAACGTCCCCCCGAAAATTTCAACCTGGAGTTCAGAAGAGAGTACATTTGTGTAGCATCTTGTGTGATGCTGTGGTTTGCCAGCCACGAATGGTCCACAATGCTTGGTCTTCATTCCCAGGTCTTGGTTCAGACCCCTAGAGAGAGGGTGGTTCTGTTCGTCCAGAGGAGGCCAACTGTAATACCCGCCACTCAGTACATCCTGAGAAGAAGTCCTGATTAGTCCCTGCAAGACTCTAACTGACAGCGCGGTA